TATTTAGAGGTATTAAGACATCAGCAGGAAATCAGACAGCTTCGCTTAAATCACTAACAGGTGTATCTTGCTTCGTATTAGATGAAGCAGAAGAACTTGTTGATGAAAACATATTTGATACAATAGACCTTAGTATTAGGGAAAAGAATATACAGAATAGAGTTATATTAGTATTGAATCCTGTTACTAAAGACAATTGGATATACGAAAGGTTCTTTGAAGGTAAAGGAATTGAATCAGGATTTAATGGTGTTAAAGACAATGTATGTTACATACATAGTACATACCTAGATAATAAAGAAAATCTGTCAGACAGCTTCTTAAAGCGTGTAGAAGGCATTAAGCATAATAACTATAAGAAGTACACTCAAAAGCTATTAGGTCAATGGTTAGACAGAGCAGAGGGTGTAGTGTTTGAGAATTGGAGTATAGGCGAATTTAACCCTGATAACTTACAAACATCTTGTGGAATGGACTTTGGATTCTCAATAGATCCTGATAGTTTAACAGAAGTGGCTATTGATAAGAAACATAAGAAGATATATTTAAAAGAACATATCTATCAGAACGGATTGAAGTCGCAAGAACTTGCTAAGATTGTTTTAGACAAAGTATCTGATAAACTAATTATAGCTGATAGTGCAGAACCAAGATTAATAGCAGACCTTAAACATTTAGGAGTAAATATAAGAGCAGTTAAAAAAGGAACTATTGAAAGTGGTATTACTAGAATGCAAGATTATGAATTAATAATAACTCCTGAAAGCACGAACATAGCTAAAGAATTAAATAATTATTGCTATGCTGATAAGGGTTCTAAGTTATATGTGGACAATTACAATCATGCAATAGACGGAGTAAGATATAACATAATCTATCACTTAGACAATCCGAATGCAGGGAAGTATTATGTGCAGTAAACTATATTTCAACTTTTTCTATTATATAACAAGAACATTATGAAAGTAAAAATTAAGAAGGAAGGAAAGACTAAGAACTACAAGTTAATAAGTAAGTGGTCAGATGTAACGCTTGAAAAATGGCTTAAACTTATTGAAGTAGAAACAGGAAGTAAAAGTAATGAAGCAGTAGAAACAATAGCAGCTTTATCTGATATACCTAAGAAGTTAATAAAGGAACTTAGTATTGGAGATGTAGCAGTTATAATGAGTAAGGTAGGCGAACTACAAGTAGAAAAGGATAGTAAGTTAAAAAGGATAATAGAAGTAGAAGGCAAAGAGTATGGGTTTCACCCTAGCTTAGACGATATTACTTTAGGTGAATATGCAGACATAGAAACATTTATAAAGAACGGAATTGAAAAGAGTTTACCTGAATTGATGGCTGTTCTTTATAGACCGATAGTAGAAAAGAAAAATGATGTTTATATTATTGAAGCGTATGATGGTAATATAAGTATTAGGGCAGAAGAAATGAAGAAGATGTCAGCAGAACAAGTACAGAGTGCGTTGGTTTTTTTTTGGAGTTTAGGGAAAATATTGTGCGAGATTATGCCATTATCTTTAATGGAACGCCTGAACAAGATAGGGAAGGAATTGCAAGTGAAAGTTTCGCAGAAAAGTGGGGTTGGTTCGGAGTAATGTATAGATTGACAAATGGTGAAATAGTAAACTTAGAAAGAATAACAAAACTTAACTTATTAGAATGCTTGACTTGGTTAAGTTATGAAACAGATTTAAACACACAAAACAAAGTACAAAGAAATGATAGCAAATAAAACCTACAACAATGTCATCAATACTCTAAAAAATATTGGTTCATTACATCATCAAATAGAAACAGTTACAACAGGAGATATATTTGATATCAACTTGGAGAAGATGGAAAAGTTTGTTTTAATGCACATCAATCCTGTTAATGTAACGACAGGTGATTTTGGATTGACTTATAACTTTCAAATCTTTATTTGTGATCTAGTTTCTGAAAAGGAAGATTGGACAGAAGCCAACATACAATCAGCTAACAATTTAAGTAATGAGCAAGAAGTATTATCAGAAACTTTACAGATTTCAGTTGATATTATTTCTATGTTAAGACACAGTTTACAGCAATCAGTAACAGGAGTTAATGATGTTAATGATCCTCTGTATTTTAGTGAAGGGCAGCAAACTTTAGAACCATTTACAGAAAGATTTGACAATCTTTTAACAGGGTGGGTGTTTTCAATAGGTATATTAGTAGCTAATGACTTTGATGCTTGTACAATACCTGTCACAGCTAAAGGTGCAGGTGAATAATGAAATTTAAGATAGGTAAATATAAAATAGAAATAGGATTTTTTAAAATAACAATTAAAATATAAAATATGGCAGATTTAACAGTAACAGTAAGCGAAAGTGTAACTCTTAACGGAAGTATTAGGGGTTCATCAAATTCAATAACAACAACAGGTGTAATAGATGTATTTGAAAGAATATTAACTTGTACTCACTCACAAACTACAACAGTAGCAGTATTTAATTCCACTCCTTATGGTGCTGATGGTGCTTTAGATGTAGAAAACTGTAAATACTTTAGGGTAACTAATTTAAGTGATGCAGAAGATATGAAAGTTGCTTTTGTAACAGCAAACACTAACTATCAAGTAACTGTAAGAGCAGGTGGTTCTCATATCTTATTTCAAGCTGAAGAAGCACTAATAGGAGAGGAAGATGCATCTCCTGCTTTTCCTACATTAGAAGATTTAGTTACTGTTGAAGTAAGACCATCAGCAACAACTGATGTCCAAGTAGAAGTATTTGCAGGGCTTGTATAATGAATACCGCTAATATAGAAAGATATTTAAACTCTTTTGGTAAACAAGTGGTCAATAGAGCTAAAGGTAATTTACAGAAAGCTAAAGGTGGTGGTACTGCTTTAGAGCAATCAATACGCTTTGAAGTAGTACCTGATATAGATGGTTTTAGTGTTAAATTCTATATGGCTAATTATGGAACTTTTGTAGATAAGGGAGTTTCAGGAAATAAACAAAAACAAAAATATAAAGATTACTTAGGAAAGATTATTGATAGTCCTTATAAGTACACTACAAAACAGCCACCTAGTGGGGTGCTAGACAAATGGGTAGTTAGAAAAGGTATAGCTCCAAGAGATGAAAAAGGTAGATTTATAAAAAGGAAAAGTTTAGTGTATCTAATAGCAAGAAAAATAAAAAGAGATGGAATTAAAAGCGTAGCGTTCTTTCAAAAACCTTTAGGACTAGGGCTTAAACAATTTGGTAAAGACCTTTTAGGAAATGTAAAAGAAGATATAATTAACGGATTAACAACAATAAACTAATGGCAGTAACAATAAATCAAAAACCGCTTTATGGTGATTCTCAAAATGGAGCATTACCTGTAGGACAACAAATCATATTTACAATTAATAGTAGCTATATAACAAGTTATTTCAATTTAAAATATTTAGCAGAAGTACATATAAGTGATGCTCCAATTAACTTATCAACTTCAACTGATTTAGTTGCTACTTTTAAAACAACTCCTAATAATGCAGGTGTAGGTATATTTGATTTCAGGTCTTTATTTGAAAGTTATGTAAGTGCAGATAATTTAGGAAAGGCAGCAGGAACTGTAAGTATTAGTCAATATAAAGGGGTTGATTATAGTAATGCTACTCCGCATCCTTTGCATGTAATAGACAAGTATTGTAGAAGTGAAAATGCTAACAGGTATTTTGCAATTCAATTTAAAGCTGAAGGTTCAGTAACTGCTACTGACCCTGTATTAACCATAGCAAATAGTGCTGACAATTCTGACCAATTTACTTTCTTTAATGGTGTATTACAGCAAGATAACTATTTAACATTAACAGGTGTTGATTATGGCTATGATTTAGATACTAATTTATTATATACAGCAGGTGCAACAAGTTCAGCTAAATTTTTAACAAATGCTCCTACTACTCAATATGCTACTATTAATGATTATGGTACTATGGCTTTTTTAAACTTTTTACCTACTTCAAGTGATAGAGTAGCATCTGTTGAATTGACATATAAAGATGCAGCAGGGAGTACAATAGGATCTGATACAGTAACACAAAACAATGCAAATGGTGGAGCTACAAATATAGGGGGTACTGTACATTCACAATTATTATATGTAGGTTGCTATCCTGCTAATCTTAGAAATTGGTCAAGTACCTTTCAGGGCTTAGTGGCTGCTGATACTATTGCTTCTTATGAAGTAAGAGCTTTAACAGATGGTGGTACTTTACAACAAATTTATACAATAAATATACAATGTCCTGATTTAAGAGGATATGAAAGCATACGCCTTACTTGGCTTAATCAATGGGGAGCTTGGGATTACTATACATTCACTAAGAAGTCAGTTAGGAGTACATCAACTAATAGAACGACTTACACTCAAACATCAGGAACTTGGAATGAAGATACATTTAGAATAGATGGATATAAAGGTGGTCGTAAAAACTTTAGAGTTAATTCAACTGAAAAGATAAAAGTAAATACAGATTTTGTAAATGAAGCAGAAGCAGCTTGGTTTGAAGAACTTATAAATAGTCCTGAAGTTTATATCTTGAATGGTTTTGATGCTGATGAATCTGCTCCTTATAATACTATCACGAATAAATATGTAGAACCTGTTTTGATTACTACTTCTAATTATATAAGAAAAACTATAGCAAATGATAAACTGATACAATATACTTTTGAAATGGAACGCAATAAAACACAAAGAACACAAACTGTATAATGAGTGTACAATTAGTATTATTTCCTCAAGAAGCAATTAATAGTAATGAATTTATAGTTGATGGGCTAGATTTTACATCTATTAATGCTTCAAGCTCCTATGGTGCTGCTACACTTGGTAGTTATGCCTTATCTATGTCACTAAATAATGCTTATCCTACCTTAATTAATACTTGGTACAGATACAGAAGTACACTAACAGGTAGTCCTACATTACCTGCTGAAATTAGTGGTAATTTAATTTTATATACAGGCGGTGGATTAGGTTATGGATCATCTTCAGGTGTTTATCAAAATATAAACAATCTAATAGCAGGACAATCTTATACTCTATCAGTTACTATTACTGCACCTATAACAGCAGGAACTACATTATCATTAATAGTTAAAAATGCTAGTAACGCTACACTTGGTTCAGGTAACTTTGGTGCGTCTGATACTACTAAAACTATTTCATTCTCTGCTGTTTCAGGTGATAATATTATTGCTGTACAATTCTTAGAACCTATATTCACTAATTCAGTAGCTATTGAATCAATTTCACTTACTACATATTATCCGCCTGACTATACAGGTCAAGTAATTTGTGACTTATATGAAGATGAAGAAATACCTTTAACTTTAAGTGTAGATAATTTTAAAAATGTAGCAGAGAAAATACAATCATATTCTAAGGACTTTAATTTACCTGCAACAAAACGAAATAATAAAATCTTTGGAAATATATTTGAAATAACTAGAACTGTTGCTAACGCTTATGACTTTAATCCTTATGTAAAAACTAGAGCTGTATTAAAACAAGATGGCTTTATTTTATTTGACGGAGCTTTACGACTTATAGATATACAAGACAAAGAAGGTGAAATAAGTTATAATGTAAACTTATATGCTCAAACAATAGCATTAGCAGATATTTTAAAAAATAGAACTTTTAATAATATTGACTTTAGCGAACTAGAACACGCATATACTAAAGTTCAAATTAAAGGTAGTTGGTACACAAATGGGCTACCTCTATCTAACCCTTTGCCTGTTGGTACTTATGCAGGAACAGCAGGAGCTAGTGTTACTGATGTTTTAAAATATCCTTTTGTAGATTGGACACATCAAATTCTAGTAGCTAATGGTGCTACAGGTAGTGGTGCAACTTTAGGGACTCCTGAATTAACAAATTTAGAACAAGCGTTTAGACCATTTATAAAAATTAAATATTTACTAGATAGAATATTTAGTGATGCAGGATATACTTATAGCTCAAGTGTATTTGATAGTGGTAAATTTAAGAAGTTATGGATGGACTTTAATTGGGGTGGCGATAGAGTACCTGCTGTTCTTGATAATACAAGTTATACTGCAACTATGTATTATTTAGAAGCAGGGGTAGCTACCTTTAATACAGATCAAACATTTATAAGAGGGGGTTTTATAGATAATTCAGTAACAGGTGGTCAAGCAACTTCATATGTACCGCCTGATTATGTAAACTCAGGTGCAGATATTTATAAAATAGTAGCAACTACTTCTAATCAATTATACAATATAGATTATCAGATGAACTTTTATAATGACCTTAGTAATAATGATGATGACTTTATTGTAAAATGGCTGAAATATGACGATAGTACAGGTGTTACAAGTACTGTAAATTATCAAACTGTTAATATATATCAGGAATCTTGGGGTACTATTAAAGGAAGTATAGAAGTAGCACTTAATTTAGATGATAAATTATGGTGGGAGTATGCAGGTACAGGTTCGTTTACAGGTACTTGGGCTGAATACAGAGGTGGAACTGCTACTTTTACTATTAGCAGTACAGTTATTTCATCTGCTGCTTTAAATAATTTAAGAGGTGAATTAAACCAATGGGACTTCTTAAAAGGTATTTTAACTATGTTTAATTTAGTTACTTTACAAGATAAAACTGATCCTGCTAATATTATTATAGAACCTTATGCAGATGTTTTTATTACTACTACACAGGGTACATCTTTAGCTGAAAGAAGCATACAGCACGATTGGACAGATAAAGTAGATATAAAAGATATTAAACTTACTCCTTTAAATGATTTAAAAAAGACAACTATTTTTAAATATGATGAAGAAAGTGATGACTATATATTTAATGTATATAAAGGTTCAACAAGAGGTCATCTTTACGGAAGTAAAGTATTTAGTGCAGAAGGGCTAACATTATTAGAGGGTGATGATGAAATTGTGGCTAGTCCTTTTGCTGCAACAGTATCAAAGCCATTAGGTCAAGGTTTTAATGAAATGATAGTACCAACTGTTTATTCTATGAATGATGATGGAACTACCAATCCATTTGACAATATGCCTAGAATACTATATAATCATACAGGTGCATCTCCTGTTACTATGGGCTCAACAACTTATTATATACCATCACAGAATGGTGCTAGTAGTGAAAATTCTAGTCTTTTCTTTTCATTTTCTCATTTAAGTAATATACCTACAACTGCTACAACTGATGATTATAATTTTGGAGAATGTCAATATATACAGCCAATTGGTCAAACAGTAACAAGTAATCTTTTCAATACTTATTGGCTTCCTTACTACAATGAGCTATATAATCCAGACACTAAGACAATGGTATTAAAAGTTAATCTACAACCAGCAGATATTGCCACATTTGAGTTCTCAGATTATGTGATGATTAAAAACAGGTCATATAGAGTGAACAGAATAGACTATAAGCCAAAAGATTTATCAACAGTTGAATTTATATTAATACCCTAATGGAATTTAGAAACGGATATACAATCAAACCTAAAGAAGTGCTAGGAAGTGGACAGGTAGTTTTCACAGATGGAACAACTGATGTATTGCCTAATCAAGCTGCTTGTGAAGCTTATGGATAT